GTAGTTCATCAAGTAACTCTTTAGCCTTGTTCACTCTCTGTCTCCTTTTTGTGGTATAATGTATGTGAGTTATTTACCACAGCCAGGGCAGAGAGTGCCTTGGCTTTTTTTTGTTTAGTCAACCGATTTTACTTCCAACGGTATCCACATTTTCGGATTGAAGTTGATTGTGTAGTCATAAGCTGATACATCTTTAGTCTTCACATCCTGCACTACATAGGATACGTTATCTGATAAACCGATAATGTGTTTCTGATATTCTTCATCAGCAGTCTCTACTAGGATTTCCAATTGATTATCTGTAGTATCTGCTACAATTGACATTCGCCCGCTCATCTCAAACATCACATCATTTGTGATAGCGTTCAAAACTGTTACCTTCCGAACCACATTGAAGTTGTCTGCTTCTTCTGAAAGATTATGCCTAACCACATCTGCATGGTCAGAACACCCAGCAAGCACACCAACAGTTACTAAAACAACAGCAAAAAATTTCCAATTTTTCATTTTCATCTAACTCCCTCTCACTATTTTGCGTAATTCGTCAAGCATGTTTATCATTGATATTTTGTCTAATACTTTATCCATTGAAAGCCTTGTCCTAACTTGATTTTGAGAATAGTATGGTATTTCTCCATTCGGACCGGTATTACCCGTCTGAATACCTTCAATCTCAATCACAGTAACTAATCTTTCGCTACTAGGATGTTCTCGAGTTTCATAAATTTGGATAATTTTATCTAAATTTATGAAATTGTCTTCTACCTTTATCAACTTAATCATTTAACTACCTCTTTTCTTCAAATAATCAGGGATTGGGTCACCAACCTTAATAGCCTCGTACTGTTCTTTGGTGACTAAGAACTTACCGTAGGCATGAGCTGTGACCGTGTAGCGTCCCTCTATGATTTCCTTGTCAGTGATTTGTCCTACCATCACACCGCCTGCATTATCTACTTGATAAACAATCACTGGTTGTTGTTCATTTTTAGCGGTTTGATAACCTGCTTGATAAATCATGTAGATAAATCCTAAAGCAGCAAACAGCACTACAATCATACTTGCTGTGAATTTTACGGTTTCTTTCACTCAACTTCCTCCATCCTAACGCTATACAACCGCTGACCTCGATACCTAGCTTCCAGGCCTGCTTTGCATTTCAAAGCATCAGCTTCATTTTCGAAGTGATGCGTTTCATCAACTAACATGTGATCAAATATCACGCTTACTGTATATGCCATACTAATTATTCCTTTCCAAACTTTCAATCAGCCAGTCGAGATTTTGACGAGCCTTCTTCAGATCTTCCAATCCATTCTTACCATGCCAACGTAACATATACTTGATGGCATTCCCCCAGTAGAAACCTTCTTCTTGCTCCGGGCAGGCTGCAAAATTTTTGATGACATCGATTGCTTCAAGTCCGAACCGGCCTTGATAATGCGACGGCTTTTTGACTGGATCAGTCATATTTCTTTCAATAACAGAATGAATATCTTCTGAATTGATATAGAATTCATTTTCTGATGTCGCAATTGCAGTATCTAAAATTTCGTCTGAATCATCAATTCCAGTGATTCGTCCTTTAATTAGAACAATATCACCAACAGAGTATTTATTTGTCATTTTTACCTCCCAAAAAATGTATGTTACCGTGTTACCGATAAAATCGAAAAAGTAGAAAAATTTTTTTAGAAATCCCTATTTTATAGGCTTTCTTTATTTATATATATATATTTTTATAAACTTTATAATATATCGGTAACACGGTAACATTATATATATAAATAATAATAAAACTAGTAGTATCAAGGGTTTTCGGTGTTACCGATTGTGTTACCGAAGTCCCAAAATGTTACCGATCTTTTTAAAAATGTTACCGATCTCCAAATCATGTTACCGAACTTTTTTTGACGAAACCCTTTATTGTTTTAGTGCCAATTCGATAGGTTTTCTTCTCCCAATCAGGATGATTATCCATAACCATGTTAATCTTCGTTGATAACTTCCTGTCATTCGAATTTCGCATAAAAAGGTTATACATCATTTCCCTTGTTGATACTTTCGACAGCCTACTTCCACCAGGTTCAAACTCAGGACTATTATCGAAATAACGCATTGTGTACTGATGTTGTTTCTGAATAGGCCATTTTTCCCAATTACTAGGTACGGGCATATCCAGATATTCCAATACCTGCAATTCAACTTCATCACGATACATGAATTTTTCACGGTAGATATTCAATTCATCTTCCGTTTCCTCATCAAACATCAAATCAACACCAGCTTTGAAAACCGTCACAGCTTCACCCCAAATCTGTTCAATCGTTTGAGGTTCAATTGTCATTGGGTGTTTCCGTTGTTTAGCAGCATCAGCAAGCACTGGAAGGAAACGACGCTCACCGGTCTTATCCTTGAGATATTCCTTCTGGTTGGTTGTTCGTGCCAAAATAAAGTTCTTGGCAAATTCCTCCGTCTTACTCATGTAAGGCTTCCGATAGCGTAGGCTAGTCTTTGAGATGAAGGCTTTGGTTTCCGCAAAGCTCATCCGATTACTTGCTACCATCTCATCATCATTGACAATGAGTGACTTCAGCATGATGTCATAATTGTCTTTATTGGCAAAGTCTGTCACGGCATCCGTGTACCATGGACCACCCAACTTTTGAAGTAGGGATGTTTTCCCAACACCTTGACCACCGACCAGATCCAAGACATAGTCAAATTTGACGTAGGGATCATAGACCTTGGCAACCGCCCCAACTAACCACATTTGAGCTATCTTTGAAATCAATGGGTTGTCATCAGCACCAAGATAGACTTGGAGCATGCGAGCAATCCGCTTCTTACCGTCCCAATTTGACGCCGCCTTTTCCATATAATCCAAGACTGGATTGTAGGACCTCTCAGACATGAAAGTTTCGAAACCAGCTTTGAATGCCTTATCTGAATACACAATTCCAAGGACATTCTCAAAGTAAACTGTCACAACGCTGTTGAAGTTTGCTGGAAGTTCACCCTGCTTGAAAGTTGTCCGTCCAATCTTCACATCTTGTGTGAACTCATATTCCTGTGAAAAATCATTCCGTCTAAGAAATTGCCCTAACTGGTCATCTGCCTTGAAAGACAAGAGCACATTGACCGGACTAGATGACTTGATAGCACCGTTGCCTGTTAGAATAAATTTCGGATTACTATCAATACTTACTACATCACCAATAGTGCTCACCTCCTATCTTTCTTGATCATACTTTCAACTGTTCTTGTTACTTCTCTATCTGATAAAGGACTGACGCTGTTTGTGTTTGCTATCCTAGCCAACTGCAAGACAATGTCATCATCAACAGCTCGGAATAGCAAGCCACCAACAAAGCTGGCCAACTTGTCATTCCGCCCACCCTCATCACCAAAACCTATAGCAATGGTTTCAAATAGATCTGTTGTCATGGTTTTATCACGACTAGCTGACCTTCTGGCAAAATCTCTTAATCCATCAGTACCATCATACCTGTAGCCGTGAGTATCCCCATACTGCTTCTTAATAGCTTGGATAAGTTCCTTGGAAGGGGTGACCATAGTACCGCCTTCCTTAGACTTTTCCAGGTCCCATTCATACTGCCCTTTTTCTGTTGCCGAAGGAGCAACCAAGACATAATTATTTTCATGAGCCTTGATGTCAACACCAGGTAAAAAACCAATCATCTGTGATATTGGGCAATCATCACGCTTAAAGTAGAAAAGATGCTTGCCACCACTCGCCGTTTTAGCTTGCAGGGTTGGTTCAATCAATCCTAGATGTTTCCACTTTTTCAATGACTCAAATCCGTTGGACTTGCCATGCTTGTCAATATCAATCACAAAGAAGTTCGTAGTACGAAAAGCAATATTGGCATTTGGGTAGCCGTCCCAAAATGTTTCAATTTCTTCGGCCGTCATCGCTGGCTTATCCGCAAATTCGATAAGAGGTCTTTTCTTATGCGGATGAATCGGTATGACTGCAAAACCAAGCTTTTGATACTGCAAAGCATATTCTTTCATTGACGGCATCATGAATTCTCCTCTCTCGAAATATAAACAAGTTCCTGGGCCATGTAACTTGACTGATATTCAGAATTAGTCATGTTTAAATAAGTTAACATGGATTGATAAGCTTCCTCAAATGTACTAAATGGACCTAATTCCCCATCAGTTTCATCAATGACCCAGAACTTGCTAGTTTTTAGAAAGGGAGGTCATCATCAATTTCTAATGGCTCACTTGTTTTTGTACCTGGATACACTTCCAAGTCATAATTGTAGCCAATGGATTTGTCACGTTTGGTGTATTCGCCGATAACTAAGATAAACTTAGTCCCAACTGCTTTACGTTTCAGAGCTTCTTCCATGGTCTTGTTGTCATCAAGATCTGAACCAACCATTTTGTCATCAGCCAATTCCAAAGCCTTGTGGAAGAATTTAACGGTAGTTTCAACCATACTTGTCAAGTCCATGGTCTTACCATTCTTGACCCATTCAGTCAAAGTACCCATACCGACATACTGTGTCCGACCATTGAATGGACTTTCTGGATCACGAACTTCAAAAGCATAGTTGATAGACTCCCAACCACTATCAGCAACACGAGCTTCAACTCCTGATAATACCACTGGATATTCACCACCCGGCAAATGCTGGTTGCCGCTGTTGACTTTGTCTTCTCTTGGGTTGTATCCGTTCGCTTTCAACTGTTTTGCAATATCTAATAGACTCATGTATGTTCTCCTTTATTCTTAAAAAATGTCTTCTTCAGCAGCTGTTTCCTGTTTTTTCTCTGCTGGTTTAGTCTTTGTTGTTTTGCTAGTCATTACGACAGCACCATCAATAGTTTGTAAAATCTTCAAGATTTCCTTGTCGTCAATCTGATCAGATTTGTATGTCTTCCGTTTTCGAACCACTTCCCGGTTGTAGTTGTTACCAAGTTTTTCAGTCCGAATCATCAAGTCTGAGTTCCCATTGATGAGATTGACATATTTTTCTTTCAAACTAGGGACTTTTTCTATCACTTTCCCTTTTTCATCATAGATACTTACTTCACGACTGATATAGATAACATTGACAGGTAACGACTTAAGATCTATGACCAATTCTGTTAGTGCTTGATTAAAATAATCACTAGCCTTTCCGTAAGGTACTTCAGAAAGCGCCTTAACTCCGAAATGCCCACATACTGCAATCTTGATCATATCAATCACATCATCAATCACATCAACTACTACAGTTTCATATGTGTGTTTCTGCGTTTGCAAAGCTAATAAGATTTCGCTCAACTGCTCAATCACTGACTTGGTAATGCGTCCTGACTGGTCTTTCTCATTGACCAACTGGATCGCTGGTACACTATTGGCGCTTGCGTTTCCGTCCGTGTTTAAGATAATTGGATTTGGAAACTCATTAGCCAAGTAGGACTTCCCACTCATGGTTGCACCGTAGAAAAAGAAATTCCGTGGTGTGTCCACAGGAACCTGTGGTTTGTTTGCTGGTAGTTTAAACATCTACTTCTCCTTAATCATAAATATCTTGCCAAGGTAATTTAATACCTGCCTTTTCTTCAAATTGCTTAGCATACTCAACCGCTACATCGCTGGTCAAGTTTTTCAAAACTTTACTGCGTAATTCGTGAGCCTTAATCCGTTCACGAGCTTTAAGCTCTCCAGAGTTCAAATCCTCTGTCAGTTCGTAAAGTTCCTGAACATAGAACCATGTTTTGAGCCGTCCGAGTTCGTTTCGTTTTAAGGTGTCTGCACTCTTTGACGACCGTGGTTTTAATAATTTAATGTTTGAGAAATTTTCTCCGTAGGTCAGTTGCCCACTTCGTTTCTTCTCGTTTAGCTTTGTGATTAAGTATCTACGTGAATACCATTCGAAATGTTCACAAAGCAAAGGTAATGTTAATTCTCCGTGCAGGTCTTTTAAGTTGTGGAGATTATCCAATGAGAAACGTTTCTCTTCTGGAACGGTTTGTTTTTGCTTACTCATTAACTTCTTCTCCTTCCTCCATAAACATATCTAACATAAACTCAATCAAATCATTAGCAAATACGGACAACAAACAAGCGTGAGCCTCAAAGAATACATTTGCTTTCTGCTCGTCAAAGTCACGATTGATAACAATCGAGATGAGATTATCCCACTGCATAAGTTGTTCTGATTGTCCTTTTTCTTTGAACGCTAGGTGGATATGATTGATAAGTTCTTGATTTTTAGCCATAATAAAAACACTCCTTTTGTGCATCTTGAAAAGAAGTGTTTTGCATGATATAATATTTCATGCAGAAACACTTTCTGTAGCGATAGTACATAACTCTTAGGTCGCCAAACTGTGGGAGTTATGTGCTATTTTGTTTATTTAAGGTCGTCAATCGCTTTTCTAATAACTTCCGAGGTAGTAAGGTTATTCTTCTGAGAATAGTCTTTTATTTTTTGACTTTGCTCATCATTAAACCTTATCGTAACACGTAAATTCTTAGGGTCTTGTGTTGGACGTCCTATTTTTTTTACATCAGACAAATTCATCACTCCTTTCGTCTGACAAAACTATATTATACTTTTGTCGGACATTAGTCAAGTGTTTTTATTAAATTTTCAAAGAACATTTTTACTACGGCTATTTAACTGCTATACACCAAGCTTTTTAGCTAGATCATTCAATTTAGTTTCATCGTTTTTGGTAGGCATTGTCTGCCATTTTTTTATTGTACTCATTTTTACTCCTCCTTGTAATAAAATTCAATCACATTCACATCATGCTGCTGACGACTTCCTGTTATCCGCCAGAGCAATTGACGGTAGTCATCATACTCACCAGAAGACTCATCCACTGGATCTAGCACAACAATAGTTTGGTATTTGTGTTGCAGACCGTCCACACCAACTCCCAGAACTTGACTGGTAGCAACTACAATCTGCTTATCAAGTCCATCTTTGACATCCCCTGTCCAAATACCAAGGTCTGGATGTCGCTCATGGATGACATTGACAATCTGCTTTGACTTGCTGACAATTAGCATGTCATGCGGTGCCCTCTCTATCAAACCATCTAGCTTGAGCATGAGCGGTGTGTCTGCATTGACTGGTTTTAGCTTTGGAAAATCAACAGCTACACCCGTTTGATTCAGATACTGTTCAAAGGTCTTACGACCAAATGACTGCTTGGCCATTGCCGTGTCGCCTTTGACTGTGACCAGGTTTAGCCGTCTAAACTCTGCTAACAAGTCAGGGTTGCCACTCTCAACGGTTACTGGATAAAACTTGGTTTCAAAGCCGTTGTTTTCTGTTGCGTTCTCAATTTCTTCAATCTCTTCCCAGCGGAAAAAGTTTGGTAAGTTATTGACATAGGTATCATAGTCTAAAAAGTCCTGCCATTTTTCTTTTGAATAAGCATACGCATCATAGACCATTTTTCCGTGGACCTTCTGCCAATCAAATTTGTTGTTCGGTTTAGCCTGTCCAAAGATGACTCTTTCGAGCGGATAAAAATTCATCCCTCTCTTTCTGACTGGAGTTGCAGAAAGTCCGATTGTATAAGACCGCTTGATTTTGGCATAGGCAGTGACATTCTTGTCAGATGACATATTCTGCCATTCGTCAATAATCAAAATATCACAATGCAGTTTCCCTTTTTTAATCAGGTCCTGCAACTTCCTATCTGTGATAACCTTGAAAGCCATCGCCCTATCATAACCACCGCGAGAGATTGTTTCCATCCAGCCATCCAAGATAGACAAGCGGTTATTGACAATAACAACTGATTTGGCTTGTTTGTGTTTGCAAATTTCAAGGGCACAAATAGTTTTCCCACGCCCTCCCAAAGCTTCCAAGAATATTCCGTTGGTGTTCCAGTCACTTCTCTTGACAGCTTCAGCCTGCCATTTTCTTAGCGTGATCCCTATGCTCACTCACCACCTTCCCAATATCCTTAACAACTTCTTCAATATCATTGCGCATAGCCCAGAATAGACCTAGCCTTGCTGCTGCTCGTATGTCTTGGTGATGTGATTTCTGGAACTTCCAAAGGTTAAGCACTTTCAATAAATCATCCGGAATGTCCGACTTATACCCTGCATTCCGCTGGAGCACTGCATCCGGATAGCAAAGCTGGATATAAGCAATAGTTTCAAGAACTGAATTATCTTTTGACTTGTCATTGTCTCTAGCTTCAAACTGTTCAATGACAACTGTGTCAATTTCTAGGTTATTCCCAACTTTATGAAACCAATCAGCAAAACCTTTCATCCCGTAGGACACCACCCAACTCTCAACCAGTCTGGCATTATCTAGCAAGACAATCCCAGTTGTCGAAGTCTCTATTCGGTTGCTTGAAGGGTCAATTGCAAGTATTTTCATCAAACACCAACCTTTTCTGTCAACACACCTTCAAATAACGCAGTATTGAACCAATTTTGTTTATTCGCTTTTGCAAATGCAAATAGGGTTCTTATTTCTTTGGATTGTTTTTCAAAGTTCTTGAGGTCATCTTCGTCCTCAAAGATTGGTTTTTCCTTGTACTTAGCCACAGTCACCAATTTATATTCTGGAGTAAATACCGGTTGCTCATTCCCTTGGTCCAGATTTGTTTCATCAATTTTTACAAATCTGATTGCAACATCAAATTGAAATCCTTCCGTCGTCAATACATCTACTGACTGTGGGCCAATAACAACCGCTAAAGATTCTGTAATCCTAGTTTTATTCATCAATTCCATTATCTAATCCTCAAACTTCTACTCTCTTGCAATACTGCGCCTTTGACCTTCTTGCCCGCATTCAACAATTCTTTGATTGCATTTTTATCAGGCTTTTTCGTAATCACAAAATACTTTTTCGGTAACAACTCTTCATCAACTACAACGGAAGGTTGATTTTTAGCCAGACTTACGGTGAAAAGCAAAGTCTTAACTTTGTCATGTCCTGTGATTTCAAATGCACCTTGCAGCCCTGTTTTGAGCCGTGTGATGTCACTATCAATTGATTTGTAACGAGCAGTCAGACGGTCAATTTCTTCTTTGAGCTGTTTCTTCTCAGCTTCTTTGTTCTTGATGACCTTGACGGTGTTTTCAACCTTTTCTTCAAATTGTTCCGTCCAATCAATAGATTCAAGCGTATCCAGCTTGGTTTCTTCATCAATACCTTCCATTTCTGCAATCTGCTTAAAGATTCCAGTTAGTTCATAAATACTAGCCATTTCTTTTTACCTCAATAATTTTATTTTTTAGTTTTGTATAACCAATACCAACTTTTGTTAAGTCTGCATCGGACGCGAATAAACCATCTTGGTTCATCCTAACTATTTCATTCTTTGATAAACAAGCAAGATTTGAAATATCCCAATTGGTCTTGTCACCATTCAAAAACACAACTGCATGACTGCTTGGAATAGGTCCATAGTGTTCTTCCCAAACTTTACGATGCATTTGTTTCCAAATATTCGGTTCAGCAATTTTTATCTTCGGATATCCATCTGTGGTATATCGAATTGTTCCAACCGGAACCCAGTTGATAGGTTTTGACCCTTTTTTGAATTGTCCGCTATTCGGGTACATGCCAGGATATTTCTTACCCTTGTTATGTGGAATCTGTCCTTTCTCAAAATGACCTGTCAACCCACTCTTCAGTCCATGATTTCTTCTGTAGTTTTTGATTTGATTGGCATTTAAACAGACTCCGAACTGATCATTCATTACCTTAGCAACTTCCTTTGCACTTCTTCCTTTTTGAATTTTTACAAAGTAATCATGTTGTTCATCAGTTAACAATCTAGCCATTCAGCAACTCCAAATTCACATTTCGACGACCGTTGTATTCAGCAGCTGTTTTTTGAGCATCCAGGATAAGACGACCGTTATCAATAATCTTTCCAGCAACCGTAGTCAATGCATTTGAACGTTCAATCTCTTGGTCCAAATCCTCACCTTTTAAATCTTCATCTCCCAAGCGTTCCAACGCCATGAACAGATGATCATTCAAATCTGACAACTTATTTCTAGTCATTATTCCGTTACCTCACCATTCCGCTATTTTTCATGACAACCTTGATTGAATCAACGATTGTTTTCAAAAAACGATTTTCTGTCTGTAAGTCATTTACCTTGTTTCGCAGTTGAATATATTCTTCAACACTGATTTCAACCGTTGTATAATTATCCTGCATGTCTGCCCCACTTTCTAGCTGTCCGAGTTGACGCATCATCTGCAAATTTGATTGGTTCCCAGCTTGCAAGTGACTGTTTGACTCTGTTCTTCCAGGCTTGTCTATCTGCTTCAACTGCACGTTCACAAGCCAGGGCTGTTAGTTGTTCTCTAATCAATTTAGCTTCCCGTTCCTTACGTTGCTTTTCCAGTTTCCTCTGTTCTGCAACTGCTACCACTAGCATCGGCAGAGCAAACACTGATACACTTACAATAGCGTCAAATAGTGTTTCTGTCATTCTACGCTCCTAACTGTTTTTCTCGTTTGATATTTTCTAGCATTTCTGCCAACGTTTCTTTCTTTGGTCTGTATCGATTGCGACTTTTCCACTTTACAAATAGACCGAATCCTTTGTAATCAATAAACACAATCTTATGAGTAGGATTAAAAACGTATTGTCTAAAGTCCGGATGCTCACGCATTTCTGCAGCCCAAACTTTAGCCGTTCCGACGGTCAAACCTTCCCATCTCTGACAAAGGTGTGCATAGTCACCAGCTTCTGCCTTTTCAGACTGTTTAGCCGGTCTGTAGACTAATTCTGCTTTTGGCATAGCTATTCATTCCTTTCTGTGGTATAATTTTCTTAGTTAATTTTATTGTGCCCCTGACCTCGTCATGGGCTATTTTTATTAGCTTTTTGCTAATTCGTCCAGGCTCACATCAAGAGCCTTGGCGATTTTTTTTACTGTTCCAAAATGCAAATCTTTAACCTTTCCGTCACGAAGTCGATAAAGCATTGCTGGATCAAGTCCTGCATTCAATGCTAGCCTATAAACCGAAAAATTTTTTTCAGCCAAAATTCGTTCAATATTTTTCCACAACATATTGTTTTACTCCTTACCAATATTTATATAATTAGTTTTTATGCTTATATAGCTTTATACACTACATATAGTGTTTATTTTTATTTTCACACACTATATGTTGACAATCTTGCTTTTTTATACTATAATAAACCCATGACAATCAGGAAAATAAATCCGACTTTAACTACCAAATCTAGTGATTTTCTCCTGTGCGTCAAATATTTTGGAAAGGAGAACGATTATGGGAAAATTAAGTCCGAGACCTAACAATAAGAGACCTAAATATTCATGGAACGAGTTGGACAGCTATCTACAAGACGTACTGAGCAATCCAACAAAGGATTCAGTAACTATCAATCTTTCATCCTATGAATTATCAAAAGATGAAATTATAGCGGAATTAAAATCTGCCGGCTACTCAGTGGAAGACCCGAACGATGGTTTTCTAATTGCTAGATAATTTACGCTTAATGTTGCTTAATTCTGAGGTATTAACTGCAACCTCACATCTCAATTTAGCAATCTCATCATGAGGTTGCTTTTTCATTTGTCCGCTATACGGATACCGTTTTGGTCTCATGGTTTTTCCTTTCTATGTTTTTGAACGAATTTTCGTTCATGTAATTAAAAATATTAAGCAGTTGAGACTGCTTCGCTAAACAAATACCCTAATTCATACTCAGGGAAAAAATGTCGCTGAATTTCCAATGCTTCGTTAAAAGTAAATGGATAACGTCCCTTAATCTTATCACTGACAGTTTGTGCACGAACTTCTAAAAAGTCAGCGATATCGACGATTGCGATATTTTTTTCTCTGCGTACGCTATCAATATTCAGCATATGCACTCCTTTCTAAAAATGAACGAAAATTCGTTTATTGTTTTAATTTTTTTAGCTCTTTCGTGAGCTTGATTAGAGTATAAACTATTTTTCGTTCATTGTCAACAATAAATTAAATATTTTTTCGTTTATTTTTGTTAGACAAACGAAAAATCGTGTGTTACAATGTAGAAAAGGAGTCAATTATGGATGAACAAAATTTACGTGAACTTATAGAAAGAAGATACGGTAGCGTTCGTCAATTTTCACTAAAAATTGATATGCCCGCATCCACTATAAATTCAATTTTAAACAGAGGGATTCTTAATTCAAACGTTGATAATGTTTTAAGAATTTGTACAGCACTTGGAATAAAACCTGATATTTTTTCGGTATTGCTAGATAACAACATCGAACAACCTGAAATTCTCGAGATTTACAACAAGCTCGAACCAACTAGACAAGAAAAAGTCCTAGAATATGCCGAGGTACAGCTAGAAGAACAGAATAAGGTTACATCAATCTTTGAAGTTCGTGAGGATTCCGAAGATTACATCACTGACTATGTCGAAGGATTGGTTGCAGCAGGTCACGGCACATTCCAAGAGGACAATCTGCACATGGAGGTTAGACTGCGTACCAATGACGTTCCTGAAAAATATGACACCATTGCTAAAGTTGCTGGTGACTCCATGGAACCATTGATAAAAGATAACGATTTACTCTTTATCAATGTGACAAGTAAGGTGGAAATCAACGACATCGGCATTTTTCAAATCAACGGTAAGAACTTTGTTAAGAAACTTAAACGTGACTATGACGGACGCTGGTACCTACAGAGCCTAAACAATAGCTACGAAGAAATCTACTTGAACGAAGACGACAATATCAGAACCATTGGTGAAGTGGTGGATATTTATAGGGAGAAATGACCCCTGTGGTAATTGAGGAGCATAAAATTTAGTTAAAGGAGAATAATATGGTAAGCATCCCGATGAAATCAAACCCATTCGTAGAGAAAATAACATCTGTAAAGTTGATAAATCACGAAACTGGACAATTTTTTAATACAGTCAATAACTTTGATTTTTTCCCTGGAACAATCTCTCTTGTTGCAGTAGTTGACTTTTTCAACGTGTATCCAAATAAGAACTATACTCTCAGCGTAAGTGTATTCTTAGATAACGGTGCAAATTATCCCGTCCATGCCACTCGTATTTTTATTCCGTCCGACCAACTTATCGCAGTTTCAAACAATGGACTCGGTAAAGCAACTGGCAACTTTGATTTTAACTTAACAATTGAACAGCCTTGTGATTTTTATCTTTTCTTCGCTTTCATACCTGAAGGTAGCAGTGAACATAGCGACACATTCTATAGCTACCATTCTTTCTTGAAGAGGTAATGTTAATGCCTAATATAACAGAAAGCACCGCAACAATAAACTCACAAAATATAATACCTTTTCCAGATCCCGAAATAAACGGCATGAGCTTTCCACCACAAAAATCTGTACCAGTACAGATTACTCATGATATAATAAAATCAGAAAAACAAACGGAGGAATCTATTATGCCGCAAGAAACATACACAAAATC